GAACCACGATGACCATCCTCTTTCGCCCGTAGGGCGCCTTCGGCTGGTTCAGTTACACCACTTCCCGGGACACGATCCTGCTTGAAATAGTACGCTCCCTTAACTTGCCAGACTGCTGGATAGGAGCAGGTTTCGTCCGAAACGCGGTTTGGGATTATCTGCATGGTCGCGAATCATCACCGATCTCAACAGACGTTGACGTCATCTGGTTTGATGGCGAGCGTTGCACACAGATACAAGATGATGCTCTGGAAACACTCCTCAGAAACGTAGATCCGAGCGTACTGTGGTCTGTGAAAAACCAAGCGAGAATGCATGTTCTGAACGGCGATGATCCCTATCAGTCTGCGACCGATGCAATGCGCTACTGGCCAGAAACCGCCACAGCGGTAGCCGTAAGGCTGCTAGAGAACGGCACATGCTAAATTGCTGCGCCGCTTGGGCTTGATGATCTTTTCGACTTGGTTATCCGCCCAGCGGGAAGGTTCGCCACCGAGAAAAATGCTATCTATCAAAAGCGCGTCAAGTCCAAAAACTGGTTAGAGGTTTGGCCAATGCTCACGCTCTTGGAGCTACCTCCCGGCTCTCGCTCGTCAAGGTGACTTAACCGGACGCTTACCGGTTTCTTGCTGTGAAGATAGGAAATTCGCGGGGCTGGAATTTGGTGGATTTATTGGCGTACCTCATAGGATAGCTACAAATAAATCAGCTAGTTATGGCGCTCGGTGGAATCGAATCGGGAAGGTACGATGAGGCTAAATTGAGTTTACTGCCTCAGATGTCTTTGATCCATCGCGGAGTTATACCAAGGTCGCTGTATATTGGTTCAAGCATTTGCAGATCAAATGGCCAATGCTTAGGCAGGGTGCGAGACTTGCTCTGAGCAAGGAAATATATAAGAGTAATAGCAGAAATACGATAGATAGATTCTTTTGGGCTCCTGTCCGTTATTTTGACCTTGAGGACATCCGCAAATCGCTTTACAAAAACTCCGAATTCGTCAAGTCCATTGGTACTAATGATACCCCGTAATTGGTCAATTATATAATCATTCTCGCGAGATTTGTTCTCGAAAATGATTGTAGAAAGCTCTAAGGCGTTTACCTCTGTCACCTTATCCTTGATGGTCTGGATAGTAGATAGTGACGTTAGGGTGCTTTTGTTGGCCCTAAGCAGCATGTCATCGGTTGTCTCCATAAGCGCCATGCTCTTGGCAAACAGTCGATGAACCTCAGGTTGGTTGGTGATGCTTGATTTATAAAGAGTGTCATGGCTCAACTCAGCATAGGCGTGCTGTAGAAGAGTTCTAATCTGTATTTCGCACCTGGTGCCTGCTTGTATTGATACCCCATCGTGAGATAACTCGCTATGGGCCGTTACGATGAAGTGCGCAGATTGATAGTCAAATATTCTAGGATCTTTTTCGCGCCATTCATCAAACTCTTTACTGCTCATGGTCTGCCAGTGATCAGATGCCTCTATGAGCTTCGAGATCTCCACAATCTGATCAGATAACCCCAATACAAAGCGGGCTCCAACTTTATCTGTAATGTCCTCATAGTTGGAGAACCAGCCTTTGTTAAGCAAAAAGGCCTTGGCGATCAGTGAGCTCTCGTCCTTAACCCTAATATCAGGTGGGATTTTGACCCATTTCTTATACGCTTCGGTGCCATAAGTATAGGTTATTGCTTGTGTGATTTTTTCAACGACAAATAGGCCCCACGCCTTGAGGTGTGGGGCCTCACTTCTAAACCGACTGAGGTACTCTTCCTCTGTCATTTGTCCTGGCTCACAAGAGCTCCTTTGATAACCAGTGTAGTATGCGTTTCTGTCGTTTCCACAACATTTACAAGCTCTGAAAATTTATCAGCTGGGGCGGTAATCTTGACATCATTCGTGAAGCTTAGCTTGCGACGAGCTAGTTTCCTGTTAATGGCCTTTGTATCTTTGACAATCGCAGAGTCAGGAAATCCTTTTCTACCGATGTAGTCGACAAAGTCATCTGACTCCTCGGGAGTCATATAGCGTTCAGCGAACTCGGTACCTTCGATAGTAGTCGATGTATCCGTTTTAAGATAGGTGTACAATGCTTGCTGTAAGTCAATTTTTCGTTCTGGTGGCGCGTCCATTCCGCCAATAAACTCGGCGGTATATTCGAAAAAATCACGGGTCCGTTGTACCGCGTTGTCCGGAATCCTAAGCCCTAAGAAGCTAGAGTAGAAGTATTTGGCAGCTTGACGATCGTCATCGGATTTTATGTTACTGTCAAATACATGCGCATGTAGATCATTAACTGTGCCGCTAGTTTTGGCAGATGTCTCATAAAAAATACCGATTTTATAAAGCTTGGACTGCGGTGTGAGGATAAGATTCTCAAGATAGGCGAGAATGATTTTGCCATCCTCTTCCGTTTCTGTGAAGCCAGCCTGCTTTTCGGCCTTGATGATGATCAAGCACCGCTTGTTGTCCGTATCCGTTGTCCCAGAAATAATCACCAATGTACCCCCTGGCCAACGCTTGCTGGTGTGGATGGAGGTGTGATGGTGGGCAATTGCTGCCGAGGTTGTTATAAATCCCCGTTTAGGCGCTTGAATTAGTTGCTTGGAGTACTCATAGCAGCTGGCGGCCGTTTTATTGGCAACATCCATTGCCAGAGAACCTGACCCTGTCCCAAGCACCTTGCTCACCCGCTCCTGAAGCATTTGCTTACCTGCCTGATCCAGGGTGGTCAGCTCAAGACTGATCGTGGCCGGCGTTGCACCATGCTCATCGGGCTTGTGTACGTTGTGCAAAATAATTCGATTGAAAATTAAGTTATTGAATGGGTTGTTCATTGACCATTCCTTTTCATCGCAGCGTCAAAGATCCGCTTGGACACACTCGGGCTTTCGGTTGCGAGCTTGTTTAATTCAGTCTCGGCTTCCTTCAGTCGGATTTCTTTTTCAGAATTTTCGAGAGTCATGGCTAGTTCAAGTTTTCGGCGAACTTTTCCATAACCGGCTCCAGAAATTCGATGAAGGTTTGTGCGATCTTCAAGCTTCAGAAAAGTTTGCAAAGAGGAGAGGATAGCTGCCAGCAAAGTTAGGAGGCCAATCACAACCTTGGAAACATCCCCAAGTGTAGCCAGCAACGTGGTAGCGCCTGCACCTGCGGTAATAGCTATGGTTAGCATGCCCAGCCAACGATGTACCGAGCTTAGGCGTTCTGCCATTAATTGATGCGAAAGTTGCGATTCTCTGGATCGCTTGAGCCAGCGCTGTAAAACATCAGCACTGCTGCGAAATTCTATTTCAGAGCTCATTTACATCCCTTAGTGTAGAAATGCGAGGAAGGGATGTACGGAAATATCTTAGACGTCCCTGCCAAGCTTGGGAGTTAAACGTATCACATGGCATGGCTTTTTGGCATCATCAGTTCCTCTGCCGCTAACTGGGAGAATCACAGATGGGGAAGCTCGCAGATTTTCGGATTGGCAGTTAGCGTGAAGAACTGTATGTATAAACAGTATTTTATGCAAGCTAATGTGAAATTAGGCATAACCCTTCCATATGACCGAGGGTAGCTCCATAGGGAGAGGCTATGAGACGATTAGCCCGTTTTCGGCGGCGATTCTATTTCCACTCAGAGATCGAAAGTCCATGACGCCTCCAGGCGCTGAGTGATTAGTCGCGCAGTGAGCAGGTAGTAATACCGCGTGTTCGCACTGCGCTGTGCCAAACGATGCTTCAAAAACCAATCCAGGTGCTTCCTCTTCCAAACCCAAGGCGTCTCTCGCTGCCATCGTTCCTCGATAGCAGCCTGGATAACCTTCGCCTGCCGCAAGTGCCGCTGCCGCGTCGCATATGACCCAGCCTGCACGCTAACCAAGAACACCTCCATATCAAACGGCCTAGTCATACTCGCCCCCCAATGTAGGCAGCGACCACATCGATCCGACCGTGCCCCAACTCATAGCTGATTTGCCTTCGAGCCTCACGATCTAGGTTCCTATCTGCCTGGCAACATTGGCCGCCGTTGATAGGCGCAGGGTGTTGGGTGATTTGCTCATAGCGTTCACATGCGTACGCCGCTCGTAGCTCATGGAAGCCCTTGAGCTTGTGTGCATGCAGGACGTCCCGCGCTGGGCGGATGATTTCCTGCAGAACATTTCGATAGCTTTCGTCTGGCGCGATCAGGTTGCGGCTACTCGCAGGCGAAACCTGCCGTGCAAACCCAAGTGCGTCTTGAACATGGTGGTCCACCGCAATCCATCGGGGCGCCGAGGCGCCAGCTCGGCCGCCTTTGGTGCCATCCTGGATGTTGATCCTGCCTAGGTCGTTAGCCTCACGGCTTAGCCGTGGCAAGTCGGCTAGGATGGCCTCACGCAAGCGCATGCCGGTGGTTCGCGCCAGTAGAACGATTGCAGCGGCCCGTAGCTGATGATCGCGGCATAGCGCATCGACAATCTGCTTAACCTGTTCATTGTCTTGGCCCTGCGGCACTGAGTGTCGAACTCCGCTGCGCTGCATACCCAACGCCTTGCTCGGACTTGGCAGTTTCACATGCTGATCACCGCGAAGCGCTGCCATGGTCCTGTTAACGCTGGATATCCGGTTTTGCGCGGTCCTGACGGCGAGATCACCGCGCTTAACAATGTCGCGCAGATACGCCGCGTAGTCGGCCAATACCTTTCGATCAATCTGCCGCGCATCATTGATACCGGGCCCCTGTTCGGAGCGGCACCACTTTACGAATGCCAACCACCGGTCACAGTGCGCTTTGACCGTTCCGTAATGGCCGCCGCCGAACATGTCTTTCAGTGCCTGCGGTCCTGCATAGCTCAATTGCCTACCGTAGCCAAAATTGCGGCCGTTGCGCCTACCCACCAATGCCATGTCGGTCACCTCATTGTTCGCTCTCCGATCCTCGCCCCACGTCATCCCGCCAAGAATGCTGAGTGTTATCAGGGATCAAGGCCCCTGCGACCTGTGGGGAAGGTCCTCTACGCGGGACTGGCGGCTCCTTACGTCCGGGAGCAAGGGCATCTCATGATCTGGCCTCCTGAACACCGGTACCGGTGGGCGGGTGGAGGCAGCATTGGCTGACGAGACCAGTGCCTGAAGATCCTGAGCCTGGTGCAAGCAGCAATGCGATGACCGGGGCATGCCTGACTGTCAGTCAGGTGCAGTCCATTCCGTGGTCTGCGGCACCATTATCTACAGCGCTGTTGCTGGTGACATCGGCGTTTGTCACGCCGATTGTCACGAGGAGGAATGCCGCAAAGCCTCGTGCGATAAGGGCTGCAGCAGTAGTAGAAGTGCCCGTCTCTTTCCAGGAGAAAGAGACGGGCGCAGGTTGGCGCAAGATTCGGCCAAGCGGATAGGTTGCTGCAGGGCAGCGAAGCAGGAGATGTTGCCTGGCGCACGAGGGCCATGATCTGAAGTAGGCATCCATCACCGGGGAGGTGACCGGGCGAGCTGCCGGATGCGAATCGCCATTTGGGGGGAGAACCACCGCGAGAGCGGCGTGACCTTCAAGGTTCGGGCCACCTGGGTTGCTGTCATCGACAGCGCTTGCACGGCCAGTTCTACGCCTGTGGATAAACCCGGTCAAGGTTCGAAATTCAGCGCCACTTTGGACTTGAATAACGGTTATCCACCGGTGGAATTCCGTGGTAAATCCTGGACAACGTGGTCGCTTTTAGCTCTTCAAAGTGAGGTCCTTCCAAACAGGGCGGCTTTGCAGCCCTGTTTGGAAGGACCCGTGCTGAGAAGCGGATGAGCGAGGCTGATTGCCCCGAATCTTGAACGCTCAGTTGTTGCTGCTGCCGTTCTTGCGCCGTACAGAGCTAGCGAATCGGTACCACGTTCTTGTCTCTCACTTGGCCGTAAGCTGAGGCAAGCAGGCTGCCGGTGGCGGCCTTCTGGATGTACTCACTCCACCAAGCCATCATCGGGCGCCGGCGCTCGATGTAGTCGGCTCGGTTGTAGGCGCTGCGCACCTCATCCTTGTCGACATGCGCCAGTGCGACCTCAATGAGTTCCGGGTCCCACCCATGTTCATTCAAGATGGTACTGGCCATCGAGCGCATGCCGTGGCTGACCAAGCGATCTTGGAAGCCCATGCGCTTCAACGCCATGTTGGCCGTTTGGCTATTGGCGTGGGTACGTGGATTTCGGTCTGCCGGGAAGACGTATTCGCGATGGCCGCTATGGGTCTTCAATGACTCCAACAATGCAACAGCGTGGTCGCTCAACGGGATGCTGTGTGGGCGGCGCTTCTTCATCCGCTCCGCAGGAATAGTCCAAACGCACCTCTCAAAGTCGATGTCTGCCCAGCGAGTAGTCGCTGCCTCGGCGGGGCGAGTCATCGTGTGCAACTGCCATTCGATTAGGCAGCGGGTGGTGCGTTTGATGCTGGCGTTCGCGATCTCCAGCATGAGCTCGGGGAGCTCCTCAGGTGGGAGTGCAGCCATGTTCTCTTTCTTGGGCTTCTTGAATACTGCCCTGATGCCGCTAAGAGGGTTGGCGAAGATCAGGCCTGAGTTCACGCCGTAGGTCATGATCTCGTTTAGCCGCTGGCTAAGGCGCTTCACCGTCTCCAAGCTGCCTTTCGCTTCGATTGGACGAAGCAATCCGATCACCATCGGCGCGGTGATCTTCGTCAGTGGCGTTGTCTTCAAATCGGGGAGCACGTGCAGCGTGAGCGACCGCCAGATGTCCTCTGCGTAGGCCGGGGTGACTGAGTCTTTCTTGAGCTCGAACCAGGCGGTGGCCACGTTCTCGAAGGTGTGTTCCGTTTCTGCGCGTTTGGCTTCATTCAGCGTATTGCGCTGCACCTTCGGATCGATGCCCTGGGCGAGCAACTCGCGTGCTTCGACTGCCTTCTTTCGTGCGTTAGCCAGTGACAGTTCGGGGTAGGTCCCGAAACCGATGTTGATGCGCTTTTTGGTCACCGGTTCGCGGTAGTTGAAATTCCATAGCAACGAGCCGTTGCTGCGTACTCGGAGCTGAAAACCATCACCGTCCGTGAGGACGTAATCCTTGGACGCGGGTTTGACTCCCTTGAGCTGTCGATCGGAGAGGCGGAGATTTTGAGCAGGCATGAGATTGTCCTCAGGCACTGATTCGGTATTCCAAAGATTAGCACCGGATGGGCTGGAATACCGTTTGGAATACCCGAATGGCTGGAACTCAAAAAATCTCAGAAGACCGCAAAAGCGCTGGAAGCCGCGTAATTACTGGATCGCAGGCACAAAAAAAGACGTCCGTGGACGTCTTTAGATGATGAAATGGTGGAGCCGGGGGGATTTGAACCCCCGTCTAACCCTTGATTTATAAGGCTTTCCGGGTAGAAGGTGGCATAAGGCTGTCATTTCGTGTTGTAGCAGTCGTTGCACCAGGCCTCAAGATAATCGTCTCCTGGCTTAGCGTCCCTCGCATATATGAGCTCCCAGCCATTGGCCCGCGCTATGGAGTCCAGCAAATAATTGGATGTGAGTGGATCTACAGCGTCGTATGTGACGAACTGCATATCGTTGTGAAAACTCTCTTCCCTAGGGCAGCGATGACATTTGAAGGTCTTGCTGATGATGTTTGGGTATCCCATTGCAAACTCCCTTTACGGTTCAATATCTTTACTTGCTAGCAGTTTTTAGCGATTCTAGCTGTAGAGAAATTCCTACGAGATCAAGCTTTTTGAGCATTCCCTTATTCGCCGACTGATTGTTGCTGAGAAAGTGCCTTGCCTTCTTGAGAATCAAGCGACTTTCGTGAACTGACATCGCTCGATCGTGCTCATATAGCGTATTGTAGAACGTCTGAGCGGCCTTTGCGTTCGGCTCGGCAATCGATGAAGCGGCCGATTGAAAGCTCTTTCTGATTTCGATCAAATCTTGGTGTTTCGGTGATGCTTGGATTCTCTGCACGACTTCATAAAGCATCATTAGCCCTTCTTGGGCTACATCCCGGTTCTGGGCCGCGATCGAGAGAGCCTCGTTATAATTAGCTAGAGCTTCTTTTTTTGCTTCTTTTCGCTCTTTCCAAATAAAAAGCGCCGTGCTAGATACAAAGCCAGCCGCTGCGCTAGCCGCCAGTTTGAGAATCCCGATCCACTCCGGTAAATTGCTTTCCATTCCTTTCCCCTAGCCATAATTTCTCGGCCTTACCGCCCGCCTGATCGTCTGCAGCTGGCATCCAGCGACCATATACTCGCGCAATCATCGTCCAATCGCTATGCCCCATTTGCTTGGCCACCCACATAGGGTGCTCGCCTGCCGACAGCATCATCGACGCATAGGTATGACGGGTCTGATACGGACGGCGGTACCGGACACCGGCTTTCTTCATCGCCGGATGCCACATGGTCTTCCGTATCGGTTGATCTCCGGCCCATCGCTCAAGCGTGCGCGGGTTCTGGAACACTTCGCGGTCAGCCAAGAACGTGTGTGCCTTCTGCGCGGTGAGGGCTTCCAGGGCAGGACGCAGCAGTTTCACAGAGCGCCGGCCTGCCGCTGTCTTGGTGACCTCGGCCGCACCACCTGCTGCTTGGGTCATGGCACGGCTTACCATCACCTCACCCCGTACCCAATCGACATCACCCCAGTCCAATGCCACCAGTTCGCTGGTGCGCAGGCCTGTCCATAGCGCGAACTGCACCATGTTGCGCGCCTGGCCGCTTAGCGCCGCCAGGATCGCCTGCTGTTCCTCGGGCGAGAATGGATCGACGTCATCCTCCCGCGGCGGCGCTTCCTTCCTCGCGTACGTCCAGCCGGCCAACGGATTCACGTCCAGCAGCTCCTCGTCCACAGCATCGTTCAGTGCTGAGCGCAGACAGCTCTGGATATTGCTTAGCGTCTTGTTGTTAACCTGCAGGCCGTCCAGCCAGTCGCGGACCATCTTTCGTCTGAAGTCCACCACCAGGTGATGCCCGAGCGCAGGAACAAGCCTCAGCTCAACGATCTTTCGATATCCTTCGAACGTGCTGCTGGAAACATGCTTCTTCTTCGCATCAAGCCAACGCGTCAGGAAACCGCCAACGGTTTCCCGACTCGATTCCGGTGCGAACTTGGCTGCGCGCGCCGATCCAGGGAACGTGACTGCATAGTCGAACGTTCCCTGGGCAATAGCGTGCTCGATAGCTGCCTTGTGCTGCTGGGCCTTCTTCAGGTTAGTGGCGGTGGGCTTGAGCGCGACGCGCTCACGGCACCGAACGCCGCGGTACATGAACGTGATCTCGATGCTCGAGTCTGAAACTGCCCTGACACCGCTCCCGCCTCTACCCATTGCTCGTATCCTTCCAAGTCAATCAGCGTCCGGCCATCCGGCGCCTTGATCCAAATTTCGCCCAGCCGCCAGATCCCGTCGCGGATCTTTGAGCGGATCGCATCCTCGGTGTAGCCGGACTCGCCGGCGAACTTTCTGACGGTCATGTAGCGCATTTTCTTACTCCACCTGATGCGTCAGGTTCTGTTCATTGCTCCGGCCTGGTGTGTCAGCATCTCGCCGTCGGGGGAACGCTTCGCCCTCCCAACTGCCCGGCCTTCCACGGATAGTTTCGGGCCGGCTGTAGGAGCGGGGTTTCTTCGAGGCGAAGAGCGTATCGCAGGCTCTGAACAACTCTCGTTCGTCCGTCAGTGCCAACAGGGCTTGCCCAGCCTGAGAGCCCACGCTGATCCAGCCAGCCTTGCAGGCACCGCGCTCGGTGGTCTTGAACAGGCGGTAACGTTTACCGCTCCTGCTGCCTGGGCTTGAGGTTTCGGTGTTCAGGTAGTAGGCAACGCTATCGATCTGAACGCGCAGCACGGTCTTAGGCATGCAGCCTCCGAAAGTGATGAGCCAGCACTTGACGTCCGTCCAGGCCGCACGCGGCCGACAGATCTAACACCTGGCCGAAGGTGGTCTCGCGCTGCTGCAGGGCATCCCACAGCAGCAGGAGTAGGCCGGCCTGGCTCATGGCTGATGCTCCTGCGCTGCCTGCTGCAGCTGCTCCAGGCGCATAGCTGCATCGATCTCCGCATCCAGCTCGTCACCGGTGAAGTAGGTTTCGCCGCGGAGCACTAGGAGGTCGTTGTCGGTATCCTCGATGCACTCTCGGTCGCGTAGGTGGCGGTAACGCTTGGCGTCTGCAGCCATCCGGACGTGCTCGTCGATGTTGAACTCTGCTGGCGCATTGAGCGCGGGTCGCAGTTCGGTATTGGGGCGAGCAGCCAGCATCAGAACACCCAGGAGCACTTGCTGGCGCTGCTGTAGGTCCAGGTATTCCCGGATTGCCTTCACAATCATCGAATTCATCGAGCGGTCATCTGCATTGGCGGCCTTTGCTACCTGGTCGCGCATTCCATCAGGAAGACGGACGACGAACTTGTCGGCGTCGCGGCTGCTGCCATTAAGCGAAGTCATGGCGAGGCTCCTGCTGCTTACGCAGTGCGATTTCTTCACGATCAACCGGGACGCCTGCTGGCGCAACGATTCCTAGGCGGATGAGACCACCATTTACCTGCAGTACCTGGACGGTTATCCCGCCACCAATGACGACCTTCTGGCCGATCTTTCTCGTCAAACAAAGCATGTCTTTCTCCTTTCTGCGGGCAAGCCGAGGGCCTGCCGCGATTGATGGCTTTCGCAAAATCAGGTTTGGTCAAATCAGGTGGTAGGCTTCACGCCACCGCCAGGGCGCACTCTGCGCGCCGGTGGATGCGGGCTTCTACGAGCTTGCGCTCTCCGGAACGGCGGACGCGGGTGAATTCGTCAGTGCTGGAAAGGGAGTGGCCGACCAAGACGGCACACAGCGCGATGATCGCTGGGCTGATGACGCCGCGCTTGAAGCCTTCGGCAACCAGGGCCGCTCGGCGAGTAACCCCCCACTTGGTGCCAAGCGCGATCAGGCGTTTCTTCACACCATCTTCACTGATGCCCAGGGCGCGCGCAGCCTCTTTCCCGGAAGCGCCACTGGCAACGGCCAGAAGGCACTCCAGCTCGCGCGGGGCCGCGCCGTGACCCAGCAGGCCCTGCAGATTTCCGAAAGTGATTGAGGCTACGGCAGTCATGGGTAGGTGCTCCTTGCATAAGGTTGGTTTCGAGTCGCCTATCGACATCAGAAATATTAGGCAGTCCTTATGTATCGGTCAATAGGTATGCCTAATTTTTTTGGGCACAAGAAAGCCCGCTCAGCGGCAGGCTACAGAAGGGAAGGATTCAGGCGCCAGGCCGGCGCGTAGGCATGAAAAAGCCCGCCGAGGCGGGCTTACGCATCGCGAGAGGAATTACTCGCGCTGGAAATTCATCTTCAGCTGCGCCGCTGCTTTACGGTGCTCTAGCACCTTAAGTACGGTGTACTCAGTCTTGAACGTCTCGCCGGATACCGACTGCACCCTGCGAACTCTCGCCTTAAGGATGTCCCCTTTGGTAAAGCTGGTAGCGCTCGCCGCTACCTGGGCTGCAAAGGCCTCGTCCAGCATGTCCGCATAGAAGACGCTAGCTCCGTCGTTGAAACGCCATTTGTTGCCGTCTTGGAACGATATGCTCACGATCTGAAGGTTCACTTCGAACTCATTATCAGCAAGCAGCTCAGACTCGGGGTCGGGAGTCTTGAAGAAGGGGCGCTCGGCGCGAGTGACCTCTATGAAGCGCTCAGTTTGCTTTAGATTTGTGACTGCGAACGTGTCTATCCCTTCGCTTTCGAGAGGTTTAAGCACGCCTTCAAGGGCCTGGCGCACCCGGAACTGGCGATAGAGCGTGAGGATTTTCTCCTCTGTCTCGATCGCTCCATCGTCCATGACCACCCGGACCTTGCCATTGTCCAGTAGGACCACCTGGTTTATCCGCCTGCCCCGGATTTTTTTGATGAGCAGGAGGAGCCCGCCCGCGCCGGCCACTATTTTTCCAACGTTGTCCTGGATGAGGCCGAGCCATTCCAGCAGCTCTTTGGCACTGGCAACGGAGTCGTGAGAAAACAAGCTATGTGCTTGCTGAAGGAACGATTGAATAACCTCAAGCTCGATGCCGAAGCATCCAGTCTTGAAGGTTGCTTTCACTTGAACCGAAACCTGGGCTCGACCATCGTTGATGACCGAATTCGCCTCTTCAAGCAGAGAACCCAAAGCCAAAAGCGCAGGCGCAAGCTCTCTAACGTCCATCTCGCTGTTCGCGAGGGCCGGCCCATCATAGAGTACGTTGAAGGATGCTTTGCTCATGTCTTCCATTGTTGCTTCCATGCACATTTCTGTCTATTTCTGCCTATTGCTGTTCGTCTGTAAAGCTTGATCAGGTCGCGCCGAAGCCCGGCCCGCCAGATCAGTGGTTTACACCATGAACACAGACTTGGGCATTTTCCCATCGACAACAGTCCCGACGATCTCCCAGGTGTCATCGACAGCCTTGGTCGGGTAGGACTGGTTCAACGGCTTCAGGTAGAGCTCACCCGCGTCGCGAATCAGCTGCTTAAAGGTGGCCTCGTTCGAGTCGATCATCCTGGCCACCACAAACTGTCCAGATCGCGGCTCCCTGTCTGGCGCCACCAGGATCAAGGTGCCTTCAGGGAAGGAGGTGCCGGACGTCGAAGTCATTGAGTTTCCCGACACGCGCAGCCAAAAAGCATCCTCGCCGGCCCACACGTCAGAAGTATGCTGCGGGCATAGGGCTACGTTTCCCATGTCAATCGCCTCCCTGGCACTGCCGGCTTGAACCCAGCTAATTTCTGGATAGCTGAAGGACCTGGTGGGCTGCAGAGTGAGCTCTACATTTGACTCCTCACGATCCATGTCTGACGTCTTCCGCATAGGTCCCCTTCCAGTTGCCAACCATTTAGGCGTGACACCTAAAAACTCAGCAGCCATCAAAAGGTTGCGACCTTCGATGGCCTTGGTTTTTCCAGAAAGCCAGTCGTGCACGGAGGGAGGCTTGACCCCGCAAGCGCGGGCTAGTGCTGCCTGCGATACTTTCGGAGGGCCGGCCATGATTTGGCGCAAACGTTCTTGAAATGTGCTCATTAGGCTAGCCTAACATCCTGTAGGTAAGGTATTCCTATTGACCTGCATGAAAGGTATGCCTACTATTTGGCGTTGAGAACTTTGGAGAAAGCAGGCATGAACCCCAGCGCAATTATCGAAGCCCTGGGCGGAACGTTTCGCGTAGCCGAGCTGTGCGAGGTGCGACCGCCATCGGTCAGCGAATGGAAAAAGCAGGGCATACCTCGCGCCCGGATGATGTTCCTTCGTGTCGCTCGACCAGATGTCTTCAAGACTCTGGATGAGGGAGCTACCACAGAAGCTCCGCCGACCATGACGCAAACGATACCGGCAAGCAGCCATCAATGCAGCTCCACTGGCGGTGCTGTGAATTTATCCAGTAACCCGCAGGCCTCCCAATGACGGCCTCCGCACCCCTATTTTTGTTGTCCGGCTGAACTGAGGGCAACAAAAAACCCGCTTCGCAGGCGGGTTTTTTAACCGTCCCCGGCAAGGGACTTCTTTGAATCTTCGTCACTTGGAGACGATTTCATGCACCCAAAAAATACCACCGCGCCATCACTGGTGCAACAGTGCAAAGCAGATATCAGCGCCCTACGTCACCGCTTCCGTGCTGCGCAAGGCGCTCAGGGTATTGCCCGCGTGTTGCTGGAGGACCAAGCACAACTCGGTCAGATGCTGGAAACCCGCGACCGCGAAGCGCTACTAGGCGCGCTTGAGTGCTGCACTCATTCGCTCTACGCCTACCACGAAAGCGCCTACTACGACGCTGCCTATCCGAGCAATGAGCAAGGCGGTGCCCAATGAGCGGCTCTCTGACCACCACCTCGCACGAATTCAGCCAAAACGGCCAAGGGTTCTTCTTCGCAACATCTTCAGGCGTCAGTTGCTCTGAGGCTTTCAATTTGGCCAGTGTCAGCCTGGGCGCAGCAGAAGAGCTGCTCGGACAGCTCGTTCAGATCAATGAGGTCTGCCATTTGGCTTTTGCTATCCGCACGCTGGTTGGGCAGGCGAAGGCGCTGGTCGACTCTGGAGTTGTTGCTGTTGAACATGCGGAAGACCTCGCGCCACAAAACCCGGCTCCTCTGATTCGTGGCGCGGAGGTGTTGGCATGACTCAGCAACCAAAAACCTCGTCCTGCCCGTTCAGCCTATACGGCATGCACGACGTACTCGAAGCCTCTGAAGGCATTCCAGTCCATGAGTCTCTTAACGCCGCCACCGATCGCCTAGAAGCAGTGGTGGCCGGACTGCGTGAGCTGATGCAGGAACCGACGGTAACGCAGCTCGCCACGCTGACCTTTTACGCAGCCGAGGCGGCGCTGGCGCTCGTTTATGCATCGCACGCTGGGGTCGACCCCAGCCAGGGAGGTGCGGCATGAGCGCAATTCTCTCCGATCCTCACGATCTGATTGCGCGTGAAGCCATCGACCAGCTGGCTGCTGCGGTGCAGACCATCTCGCAACTGGAGGCGCTGTTGAAAGCGGCTCGGCCTGGCCTGGTCAAGCACACCGCACCGGCTCGCTTGATCGAGCTCGGTATCTACGCAGCTGGCGATCAGGCCAACGGCCTCGACTGCGCCCGGGAAGAACTGCTGCAGCGGTTGCAGGCGTGCGCGCCACAAAATGCCAGTGCGCCAATCCGTGGCGCAGGAGGTGCGGCATGAACCTGGTCCCGTTTAACTTCAAGGGCGCCCCTGTTCGAGTCGTCACCGACGAGCACGGCGAGCCATGGTTTGTTGGCAAGGATGTGTGCGACCTGCTGGGCTATGCCAACGCCAGCAAGGCCATGGGGGATCACTGCCGTGGGGTAACGAAACGTTACCCCATCCTCGACAGCCTCGGGCGCACCCAGGAGGCCCGCGTACTGTCCGAAGGTGACACCCTTCGCCTTATTGTCAACAGCACCATGCCGGCCGCCCAAGAGTTTGAATCTTGGGTCTTTGATGAGGTGCTGCCGACCATTCGGCGTACCGGATCCTATCAGCGTCCGCAGACCCCGGCCGAACAGGCACTTGCTCATGCGCAGGTGATGGTGGGACTGGAGCGTCGCCAAGCCGAGCAGCAGGCGGCCCTGGAGCGTGTCGAGGACCGCACGACCAAGCTCGAGCAGGTCCGCTACCTCGACTCGGTCCCCAGCGGCTTCGAGACCATCACCACGATCCGCGAGCGCATCAACCGCCGTCATGGTCTGCCGGCCTGGGTGGTGAACGCGGTCATGCGCGAGGTGACTGGGGCGCCGATCCCGTTCGCGATGGTCCGCAGCAAGCATGCCGACGAGGGCGGTCAGCCGTTCGCCATCTGGCCCAAGCCAGCTATCACCCGGCGCTTCGACCGCTTCGTGGCCGAATGCGTCTACGAGACCGCCGAGCGGGCTACCCATCCAGAGATTCCCCAGGGACGATTCAAGATTAAGCAGAGGTCCGCATGACCAACGTACTGAATTTTCCAGCGCCGGCGGAGGCTGAAGTGATCAACGAAGAGCGATTCGAGAAGTTTGCGGATGTGTCGCTGATGCAGTATTGCTTCGAGCATGTTTCCGACGCTGTTGATCTTGTCACAGAGGGCGGAAGCATTGGCCTGCATGACGAGACGCATGTAAACCTTCATGAGGTGTGCATGGCGCTGGCGGTGATGTTCAAGCGACGCACTGGGCATACAGTACAGCAGGTCTGCTCTGATCACTTGGAGGCCAATCGACGTTCTTTGATGGCCGGGGAAGAGCTTCGTGCCCAGCCCATCCCTGTGAAGCAGTTCCCCATACATCCGCTGCCCGCCTCGGCATTCCGTGGCTTGGACGATCTTTCGCTGGCGCAGGCCGCGTCCAATTACTCGACGCGGGTACTTGAGGTCATCCAGGGCAACTGTCCTGCGATCGTCGAGCTCCAGGCCGCTCGCAGTCACGTACTGGACGCTCTCAATGCTATCAGCGTGCTGGCTGCTCGACTCAAGGCTGCAGGGCTCCAGGATCAGCTGTCAGCAACCGGCCTCACCGTAGCTGGCCCGGAGACCCTGCAATGAGCATGGAACTGATGGTCAAGGCCATGAAGATCAAGGTCGGCAACCCCCTGCGCAAACTGGTGCTGATCAAGCTAGCCGACAACGCGAGCGACCAGGGTGAATGCTGGCCGTCCTACCAGCACATCGCTGATCAGTGTGAGATTGATCGAAGCACTGTCCGCAAGCACATCAAGCAGTTAGAGGCTCAAGGCTTGCTACGGATTGAAAATCGGGAGGGGCCAAAAGGCAATTCGACGAACTTGTATTTCCTGACGCTCAATGGTGTAGGCCGAAACAGCACCCCTGTAGGCCCAGAAAGCACAGGTGTAGGCCCACAGCCTACAGGGGGTGTAGGCCCAGAAAGCACCAGAACCAGTCACTCTTCTGAACCAGTCAAAGAACCTAAACCTACGTGCATCGATGCACCAGGGTTCGAACAGTTCTGGAAGCTGTATCCCAAGAAGAAAGGCCGCAAGGAAGCCTTGAAGGCTTGGAACAAGCTCAAGCCTGACGCTGACCTGCAAGCAGTAATGATCATCGCTCTGGGCAAGCATCGCCTCTCGCGCGACTGGGCCAAGGATGGCGGCCAGTACATTCCGATGGCCTCAACCTGGATCAACGGCGAGCGGTGGCACGACGTCCTGCAGTCAGCTGCCAACTGCGCCCAGTCGTCTGGCTACACCAACCTTCCCCAGCACACCGCCGACATGTACGAGGAGCGCCACGATGGTCGAGCGAATTTCTGATCTGTTCCACCGCCGCCCGGCGATGCGGGTCTACGCTGGCCGCTGCCTGGTGCATGGCGAAGTCGACATGAGCGAGGTCGAGCAGCTGGACGGCTCGATGCTGGCGCGAGGCTGCAAGCGGTGCGCGTGGGAGGCCCTGCACCTGGCTCCGCGCGATTCCGACGCCTTCGTTCAAGCCAGCGCCCAGCGCCAGGCCGAGCGGGCGATGAACGCTCTGATTGCCGCTGGCATCACGCCTCGGTTCGCTGGCTGCACCTTCGACAGCTACCGTGCGGACACCGGCGAGCAGCGCAAGGCCCTGGCCGACTGCCGCAGCTATGCCGATCGGTTCGGCGAGAACTACCGGGTAGGGCGGTCGCTGATCCTGACCGGCAATGTCGGTACCGGGAAAACTCACTTGGCCAGCGCCATCGTCCGTACCGTAGTCGCCGACGGCGCCAGCGCGCTGATTATCCCGGCCGGTGACATCATCGCGATTGCCCGCGCCTCGATGGTGCCTGGGTCTGGCTACACCGACCGCGACGTGGTGTTGCACCTGGGCGGCCTGAATCTGCTGGTGATCGACGAGGTGGGCTGCCAGCGCGGCACCGAGTACGAGCTAGGCCTGTTGCACAGCATCATTGACCGCCGGTACCAGGCCGTACTGCCGACGGTCCTGATCAGCAACCTGGATCCTGCTGGCCTAACCAAGTTCATCGGCGAGCGTGCCGTTGATCGACTGCGCCAGAACGGTGGCAAAGCTGTCGGCTTCACCTGGTCCTCGATGAGGGCTGTGGCATGAGAGAGTTTCACAGCATTCCTGCCGAGCAGGGCATGCTCGGGTCGGTCTTTGTGGCTTCGCTGCAGCAGGACACTGGCCTGGTCGAGGACATCCTCGGCCAGATGAGTTCGGTCGATTTCTATCACCCTGATCATGCTGCGCTGTTCGAGGTCATGCTCGAGTGCCAGCAGCGGACCATGCCAATCGACCCGATCACCGTAGATGCGATCCAGCGCACATTGCCCAGCGGGACTGGCACGCTGGTCTATGCCTCGGAGCTGACCAGGAACACGCCATCGCTGGCCAGCTGGGCCACCTACAAGCGGCACGTCAAGGAATGGAGCGTGCTCCGCCAGATCATGTCGATTCGCGATCAGGCGGTCGAGATGGTCGAGGCTGGCGCTCCGACTGCGGAGGTGATCGCTTCTGCCCAGCAGGTGATGGCCGACCTGCGCGATCTCGACGGTGATGGCAAAGGCTACAAGCGGCTGGACGCCTGGATGGGTGATGCGGCCAATCTCGTCGACGAGAAGCACCGGGGCGTTGCTCCGGAATGGCCATCGACCGGCCTCGAGTCGCTTGATGACCTCGTGCATGGCATTCGGCCGAAGAAGGTCACCGTGATCGCCGGCCTGCCCGGCAGCGGCAAGACCACGCTGGCGCTGCAGATCGCCCAGCACAACGCGATCAAGGAGCGGAAGCCCTGGCTGGTGTTCTCGATCGAGATGCCTGGGGAGGAGCTGGGCCTGCGCGCCATTGCTTCGCTGGGCGGTGTCAGCCTTCGCAGCCTGGATGATCCGTCGAAGATGCGTGACAGCGACTGGGCCAACATGACCGGCGCAGTCGCCATCGCCTTGGAGGCGCCGCTGTTCGTCTGCGACGAGCCGGTGCAGACGCCGGCGAGCATTCGAGCAACGGCTAGACAGTGCCAGCGTGAGCACGGCCTGGCCGGCATCGTGGTCGACTACCTGGGCTTGATCCGGAGCGAGCGGCCTGGCCGGTCACGCAGCGAGGAGGTTGGCCGGATCAGCAAGGCGCTTCTGCAGCTGGCCAAGGAAATGAACATTCCCGTGATCGAGCTGGCGCAGCTCAACCGTGACTCGACCAAGCGCCCAGGCAAGAAACCGCAGTCCAGCGATCTGCGCGACTCCGGCGAGATCGAGGCTGACGCCAGCTGCATCCTGATGGTTCACCGCGACATGGACACGGAGGAGGGCCAGAACGGCCTTACCGAGATCCTGATGACCAAGTGTCGGCATGCCAGGGTGGGCAGCTGCATCCTCCAGCAGGAGGGACAGTACGGCCGATTCGCCAACTTCGCCGGCAACCGCATGCCATCCGACGATGAGGTCGAGATGGGGCGCGGCAGCTATGCACAACGGTACAAGGGAGGCAAAGCATGACCTGGCTTTTCGCAAGCAGAATTTCGGTCTTCCAGATGGCTTGGATGATGTTCTTCATCGCCGCCCTGGTAATGGGAAGAATCACACAGCCCGCATATTTCGGTTACATGCTGGCGGGCTTGGCCATCGAGTTCCTTGCCCTGAGCATGGTCAAGGCAGGTGGCAAATGAACCCGTTCAAGTTGATGGCGCGAATGCTGGCGCCGGTGCATAAGCCAGCCGGGTATCAGCCAGTGTCCACCGATAGTGCGGTTCTGTACCCGCCAGGAACTCAGGTGGTCGAGGTCAAGCGCTACCCCGAGGCCGAGCGCATTGCTGCCTCACTGCGTGATTTCCCAGGCGATTGGGGCTGGGATATCAAAGGACACACGCTCAAGCACGCGCCGACCGGCTTCGTACTGTGGGTGGCCAATGAGGACTACGGCCTGGGCGAGCGCTCGGATGGACGTACTTCGAAGTTTTCCAAGCCCGAGCAGGCGATTGTCTGGCCGGCGGTAGAGAGCTGGCTGGCATCGCACAAGGTCGGCTTCAGTGGGCGCCTACCCAAGGTGAAGATCTGGCGCAAGGACGGCGTATGGCGGTGCATGTCCGAGCAGCATCCATGGGCTGGCGCTGGCAGCTCACCAAGTGAGGCCTACCGGTCTTGGGCCAGGGCTGTATCAATCGAAGCGCGCAGGGATCAGCGCCCCAATGAAATTCTGCACGTTTGGAGCTCTATCCGATGAGCAATGCAATGGCGGCCCAGCCGCGTAGAATGCTGGCGGACTTCCGTCCAGCCGTGTACCAAGGCGTCATGTCAGCGATCGTGAAGATCCTGGCAGCCGAAAGCACCAGCAACGCGACCCGGCAGAGCTGGCAGAAGCTGATCGACTCTGGACCGGCAACGGGCGGCTTCCGTGCGCTGCTGTCGGCACGCGACCAGTTCGACTACGACTGCATCCTGCATGCGCTGTTGCATCGCGAGCTGAGCCCGGCGCACTGGGACGTGCTGGTGGGCAAGTTCTCGACGCACAAGGCCAACCGCGTCGGCGCCATAGCCCGCACCATCCCCCGGATCAGTTCGCCAGCGCCGTCCCTTTTCATCTACAAGGCTGCGACCGTGTGGTTCATCCCGAAGATGAAGGGTAAGCAGGGCAAGCGCTCCACTGACGTGATGATCCTTCCGGAGGAGTTTTACGACATCAACACCTGGGACATCGAGGCCCGGCCTGACTCGACGCGCAGTCGCTGGCGTCGGGGTATCCACAAGAGCTTGGAGGCGCTGGAGGAGGGCGCCGTCATCCACGTTACGGAGATCCTGGACAGGGAGCAGTTGATCGATTGACGAGCTTGACAATGGTGAGCGAATGAGCGAAATTGCCCACCATCCTCTGATCCCTACGCGTAAACGGGATTGAGAGAAGAAACCCCGGCCATCGTGTCGGGGTTTTGTGTTTTTGAGGGGCTTCGATTCAGGTAGCCCTCCAGAAAAAGCATTTTGCTTGTATGAGGGAACGATTTGATAGCGCTATAATTCTGATAGGTTGCTACTCAATAACATGGAAGACCGTGCGTATGAAAAACGTTCTCGCCGTTGTGGCGCTTTCCCTTTTCGCTGCGTCCGCCGGAGCAGCTGAGCTTTCCGGGGCGCTTGGCGCGACAGGCCAAGGTGGTCTTACAGCGCGCGTCGGCATTGGCTTTAACTGGGACAAAAGCTGGTTTGAATCCAGTACTGGCCGTCTAACCGGTTACTGGGATGCTGGGTATACCTACTGGGAAGCTGGAGACGCTTCGGGCGGCGCACACTCGTTGTCGTTCGCACCCGTATT